AGATGAGGATGACTTCAAAGGTAACGGTGGAGTGATGAACCATGAAACCATCGACTCAATCACAAAGAGATCAAAACCTTTTACAGTTGACTATGCAGGTTTTGGATGGTTACTGATTAAACATGGAGTATTTGAAGATGAACAGATTAAGTATCCTTGGTTCGCACCGAAGATGCAGATATTTGAATCAGGTGCAGTTCAAGACATGTGCGGAGAAGATGTCTCATTTTGCCTAGATGCAAAGGAGGCAGGATACCGAATCATGTGTGATCCTCGTATTCGTGTAGGACATGAAAAAACAAGAGTTATATAGTATATCTCATCAAGGTAAGGTGCTCTTTGAGAATCTTACCGAAGAAGAGTATATGGATAAAATGCAGGACTTAGCAGATGAGTTCTTTGCAAAAGGATCACCGCATCCACTCGAATTAACAACTGACGTAAAACAAACTAATGGCAAAGACATTTAACACAGGCAATTCAATTCAAAGTCACCCGAAAAAAACTCGACAAGGAACTGGGAAACATTCAAAATATGCCTCTACATCCCGTAACTCGGCTCGTAAAAGACCAATCGGACAAGGCAAGAAATAATGTTCTGTCGCATTCGACTTAAAGACACAAACTATCAGGAGTACCACAACTATCGTATTCTTGATAGTTCTTCTTTTGATCGGTGCTTAGACATCTATAAGCAATACGTAACTTATAAGAAGTTTGATGATATTGTACCAATCTTTATTGAAGAGTTTGAACTACCTCATTCTGATGTGATTGGTTATTATGATGGTAATGAGTTAGTCGCATTTACTCTTGCTTATCGTTTTAAGAGTGTAAATAGTGTATGGGCGGATCAATTCGCATGGGACTATAAGAATAAGAAACTGAGTTTAGGGCATATTGCAAACAAAAGTGAATGTGCATTATATAAGAGATTGGGTTATAATTATTATTATCTGGGTGAATCATCAGATTACAAAGCAAAATTAGACGGATACGAAATTTCAAACTTTTTTGATACATGGCAAAACTAATCGGAAACCTTCCAACCAAGAAGGTATGGGTAAGAAAAGAATATTTAACTGACTTCCAATCAGGTCATGGGGAGTTCATAGAGGGAATATGGGTATGTGCCAAGTCAATACAGGGACGAGCATTCTATTTTGAGACATATTTACCAGAATATGGTGCAATGTATGATAAATTACCGATATCTGCATTCTTATCATCACCAAAAACACCCGATCCAGACATGGATTTGGTAAATTTACAGTTTTGGAACTGTATGGACTATGATTTTACGGTAATTGTCAAGCAATTTGTTGCACCAATGGAGTGGGAACTGCGTACAAGGCACTATGGTAACGTAAAAGGACAGTATATTTGCACCTTAGATAACTATCATGGGGATTTTGATCAGATTGATGCGTCTACAAGTGAATTACCAGATGAACATAAGTCATTTAACCTTGTTGAATTGCGTAATGGGCAGTTTGCACTCTATCCAAACAACAGATGTCGCATCTATGACACCTCAATGACACCTGATCCTGTCAAAACACCTGACTTTAAGGTATCAACACGCATCTTTGAGGTAGAAAACGATGTTAAATGGGGTCGTTTAGGTGATTGTGACGATTATTTCTGGACAACACCCGATGAACGACAAGAAAAGTAGGTATATTTTACATTGGATAGGTCAACTATCTAAAATTAGACCAGAATTAGGTAACTTTGCAATTTGTCCGTATGCATCAAAGGCAAACTTTTCGATAATTGATGAAAAATTAAGTCAAATTGTACCAAAACCTGATTTTGATGTCGTAATATATGTTGTAGAAGGAAATATTAGCTCACAATTCCTATATGATGCGGTAGATGACTATAATCGCAACTATCCAGAGTATAAATTCATTGCAGATCATGGAAAAACGAAGACTTATATACAAGGAATACAAACAAGTAACGGATTATACAATTTAGTGTTGTGTCAACCTCGAAAAGAACTTACTGAAGCAAGGAGAAAACTTGCAAAAACTGATTATTACGATTATTGGGACGAATCTTACCTTGAAGAGGTGTTAGAAGATGACTATTCTGTAGTAAAAAACGATATTGAACAAGATTTAGGATAAATAATAGCATTTACAAAAAAGTGACATAAATAAAACAGGAAAACTCTTGTTTAAATGGCAATAAATCGGATATCAAGGGCATTTAAGGACATAAGTTTGTCTTTTACACCCCATCCAGTCACAAAAGACCTTACAATTCTCAAAAATGAGAACGCAATTAAGAAGTCTGTACGTAATTTAGTGCAAACTATACCTACTGAAAGGTTTTTTAATTCAGTATTGGGTTCTGAAGTGCGTGACAGCCTATTTGACTTTGTAGACTTTGGTACTGCGTCTGTAATACAGAACCAAATTGAAATAACACTTGAAAACTTTGAACCTCGAATTGATAATGTAACTGTTGAGGTAGATCCAAGACCAGATTTAAATGAATTTGAGGTCACGGTGTTCTTTGATATTATTGGACAGGAAGTTCCTACACAAGAATTCACATTCATACTGGAAGCAACAAGATAATGCCTTTTACTAAGTTTACAAATCTAGATTTTGACCAAATTAAGACTTCAATTAAGGATTATATCCGTGCAAACTCTGATTTTACGGATTTTGACTTTGAAGGATCTAATTTTTCAGTTCTAATTGATACTTTAGCATATAATACTTACATAACTGCATTTAACTCAAACATGATTGTCAATGAGTCTTTCTTAGACTCTGCGACAGTGCGTGAAAATGTAGTTGCACTTGCAAGAAACATTGGATATGTACCTAGATCAAGAACTGCATCTCAAGCAACAATCTCTTTTGATGTAACAACTAGTGCAAATACCCCAACTCTCACTCTCCAGGCAGGTTTAGTATGTGTAGGATCATCTAATGATACTTCTTTTGTATTCTCAATACCAGAATCAATTACAACGACTACAACACAGACTACAGACGCAAACGGAAATATAGTAAGCAGCACAGGATCGTTTAGTGATATAATAATTTACCAAGGAACCTACTTATCAAAAACCTTTACTGTAGATGGTTCACTTGATCAGAGATTCATACTTGAAAACTCATTCATTGACACATCAACTATTAAAGTATTTGTAAAAGGTTCATCTGATACTGGGTTAGGTAGAGAATATCGTAAAGTAGATAATATATTAAACATAACTGATATTTCAGAGACATATTTAATACAAGAGACAACAGACGAAAGATACGAACTTCTTTTTGGTGATGGTGTCTTTGGTAAAAAATTAGAAAATGAAGCAACTATCAGTGTATCTTACATTGTCACAGATGGTGTAGAAGGTAACGGTCCTGCAGCATTTAACTATGCAGGTAGTGTCACCTCATCTTCAAATCAAATTGCTTTACCATCAACTACACCAATAGTTACAACTGTCTCATCGGCAGCTAATGGAGGCAGTATCGAGTCTATTGATTCGATTAAGTATTTTGCACCTAGACTGTATTCATCGCAATACAGAGCGGTTACAGCAAGGGATTATGAGGCAATAATACAACAAATATATCCAAATACCGAATCAGTCTCAGTTGTAGGTGGTGAGGAATTAGATCCACCTGAATTTGGAACTGTTTTTATCACAATCAAACCAAAGAATGGTGAGTTTGTATCTGATTTTGATAAGAATGCAATTCTATCCAACCTAAAGAGTTATTCATTAGCAGGTATTAACCAAAAACTACTTGATCTTAAATTATTATATGTTGAATTAGACTCTTTCGTTTATTATGATCAATCAAAGGTAACAACTGTATCTGAATTAAAGACTAATATTATTAATGGTTTATTAACTTATGGTTCATCAACTGACCTTAACAAGTTTGGTGGTAGATTTAAGTATAGTAAAATTGTGAATGTAATTGATAATATTGATGAAGCAATAACTTCTAATATTACAAGAGTTAGAATTAGAAGAAACTTGAGAGCATTGACAAATCAATTTGCTCAGTATGAATTATGTTACGGTAATAGGTTTTACATCAACCCAGAAGGTAAGAATATAAAAAGCACTGGATTTACCATTCAGGGTCAAACTGATATGTTATATTTCACAGATATACCAAACCGTAACAGTGATGGTACATTGGATGGAAGTGGTAAAGGTGTAATAGCTATTGT